GGATTTGGGATGACTGAAGACGAAAAAGCACAATTATTATCTGAGGTTAAAAAATTCAATCCTAAAGATTAATGGCTATATTTAGACAAGGTACATCTACAACCATAGGTACAAAATATTCAAACCCACAACCCAGTAGTGGAGGACAAAATAACCTTCAATCTTTAATAGCCCAAACTAATACATCCTTTTTACGTGTTAGGGTACTTGATATTGTATTAAATAATAATCATCCTAGATTCACAGATGTAGGTGAATGGAATGGTATGGGTACAATTTATTTTGAACCTTTAGATGGAAGATCAATAAATGTTAATTATGCTTATCCCATTTTTCCACAAATCAAAATGTATCCTTTAATTAATGAAATTGTTCTTTTAGCCGGAATTCCTTCTAAATTTGTAGAGGATGAACAAAATACTGATACAGTTTATTATTATTTTCCCCCTACTGGTATTTGGAATCACCCTCATCATAATGCATACCCAGCAATTACAGATTATTCAAAATTACAAGAAGAGCAAAGTAATGATTATGAGTCGGTAAATGGTGCTTATGTTAGAAGAATAGATGAAGATCCAACAGGTATTAATTTAAATTTTACTAAATACGCTAATCCAAGTCAAGATACATTTGTTGAAAAAGCAGATATTCACCCTTTATTATCTTTTAATGGAGATGTAATTTATGAAGGAAGATGGGGCAATAGTTTACGTTTTGGAAGTACTATTTCTACACCACCAAATTCACAACTTTTAATTAATAATAATTGGTCTGTTACTGGATCAAATGGTGATCCTATTACTATTTTAAGAAATGGTCAACCAACAAATTCTACTGATGAAGGTTGGATTCCTATAACTGAAGATACTAGTAAAGATTTATCTTCAATATATTTAACTTCCTACCAAAAAATTCCATTTAGTATAGCAAATGAAAATTTTGTTTCCTACACTACCCCTCCAACTACCCCAGCCCAATTCACCCACCCACAAATTATTATTAATTCAGATAGAATTATTTTAAATGCAAAATCTGATAGTATTTTAATTAGTGGACAAAACTCTGTTGGTTTATCTTCAAATAATAGTATTAACTTAGAGGCAAAACAAATATATTTAGATGGAACTGACATCAGATTAGGATCTAAAAATGCATCCCAATCAGCATTAAAAGGAGATATTACGGTGGAATATTTAAAAATTTTAATTAATGAATTAAAAAATATAACTGAAGCTTTAAAAACAGTCCAAAATTGGCCAAATGGAACCCCAGTACCAAATTCAACAATGTTAACCGTAGCTAATTCTGCTCAAAATGTTCTTAATAGTGTTTACAATAATATAGATAGTATTAAATCATCCTTTATAAAATTAACCTAATGATTCAAGTAAGAGTATCAGGATCATATTATCCCGCTAAAGGAGACTACGATGGAATGCATTCTTTTCAATCAAGAAAAAAAGATGGATTTGGAGGAAAAATGGATACTCAAGTAAATGCAGCCTTAAAAAATTTTTACAAAGTAAATAAACTTAATCCATCAATATCAGCTATAAACGTAATAATGGATGATACTAAATGGGAAGTAAAATGGGAAGTTTTAATTGAAGAAAGTACAGATGGTAAAGCATATATTGGATTAACTAGTAGAGGAGGAGCAGGACCAAAACCAAGTTCTATTAATCGTGCACAATCACAATATGATATAAAAGTTATTTCTTTAAAACAAGAAATTAACCCAAAAACAGAAACTAAAAAAATACTTGATTTTCTTTTTACTCCTAAAATTTCAGGATGGGCAATAAGACAAATATTTGGAGCATACACTAATCCGGCTAGTTATCCCCCATATCCCCCATCAACCCCTCAACCCGCTTCAAGTACTATAATAGATTCTAATACAAATCAACCTATCCAAGGTGCCCAAACACAATTAGAAACCCCTATTATAAATGAATCTTCTCAAATTCCTGGAGAACTTATTAACCAAAATATCCCCTCAGGATCCCAATTAGAAATTCCCCCTCCAACTCCAGACCCAGAAAATTTACCTAAAGTTCTTATATCTGCCCCAGGGTATGAATCTGTAGAAGTAGTCCCTTATAAAGGAGATGGAACTATAAAAACTGATTTAGGAGTAATTCCATTAACTTCTACTAATGTTGCTTTAGAACAAGATAAAATAAAAGCATCTCAATTAAATATAAATCAAATAAAAGAAATTTCTAAAGGAGATAAAGGAATAGATTATTATACTCAAGAACGTTTATCAAATCAAGTTAATACTTTAAAATCAACTCTTATCCCTACAGTACTAACTTTAATCGCTGGGTTTGGGATAACTAAGGCTTCTGATTTAATCTATAAAACCCAAGATAAAATTTTAGATGTTATAAATGGTAAATCTTCTTGTCCTCCCCAACTAGAATTAATTTCCATAATTAATAGAAAAAATAAACTAGTTAAACAATTAAATAATAGTTTAAAGATAATTGATTCAACAACAAAAACATTAGCAGTTAGTGCTACATTAATAGAATTAACAAATGCTCTCATCCAATTCCAATCTACTAACCCAACCCCAGTATCAACAGGAGTTCCTGGAGTGCCTGGACTTCCAATAGGATTAATCACTGCTGCTGATGATAGTAAAGATAATAATAAATTATTACTAGAAAAATTAAGAAAAATTAACTCTGGAACTTTAACTATTTTAGTATTATTAAGAGGAGTTTTAGAACAAGCGGTACAATTACTTAACTTACTTGATAAACTAGTACAAAAATGTTATCCTGAAGCGGATCAAGAACAAATTGCTCTTGAATTAACAGCATTAACTACTCAACAATCCACCCAATTATCCCCGGTAGTTACAAATGTAAATGGATTTGAAATGGGTGTTGAAACAGAAAATTCACCTAATACTTTAAAACGTAGAAGAGCTATTGCTAGAAATAAACAAGGTGTAGTAATGCTTAAAGGAGATTGGTCATTTAGTTCAATTGACCAAATATTAATAGATGAACTAGTATTTTATATCCAGCAAAATGATTTAAAAGCTGACTAATTTAATATTTATAAACATATGAAAACTGACGGATTAAAAAGATTAATTAAAGAAGCTGTACGAGAGGCAATCCAAGAAGAATTAAAAGATATTCTTCTAGAGGCAGTTCGTACTCCAAAAACAATTGTTAAGGAATCTATTCAAACAATAGATACACCAAAACCTACATTTACACAGCCTATGATGGATACTAAAAAAGCATATGCTGATATTATGAATGAAACTATGATGAGTTTTACTTCTAAAGATGCTCAAGTTCCATTTAGACCACAAGTAAGTGATCCTGTAAATGGTAATTTAGGTGATGGTGAATTAGGAATGGACCAAATTATGAGTTTATTAAATAGCAAATAATGCCTTTTAATCAACAAACTATATCTCCTACAAATTTAAATCCAAATACTGGGTTAGGAGTTTCTATCCCTTTTAGTAATACTAGTGTATTTAGTTCTACTTATACTACTCAAGAAGTAGTTAAAACTAATTTAATTAATTACTTTTTAACTAACCCAGGAGAAATCCCATTAAATCCTAGTTTTGGTGCGGGTTTAAGAAATTTTTTATTTGAACAGATATCTAATGTAACTGTAGATAATGTTAGAGCTTTTGTGCAGTCAAAATTAGAAATTGCTTTTCCTATGATTCAAATAGATTCTTTACAAGTTCTTACAACTCAACAAGATAATAATACTTTAATAGTTCAATTAAAATACTCCATACCTAATTCTAACATTAATGGAAATATAACTTTCCAATTTTAACCCATGGCTACAGCAAATAGAGATATAAAATATATTAATCGTGACTTTTCAGACTTTAGAGCACGTTTAATAGAGTATGCTAGAACATACTTCCCTCAAACATATAATGATTTTTCTGCAACATCACCTGGTATGATGTTTATGGAACAAGCTGCTTATGTTGGAGATGTTTTGAGTTTTTATTTAGATAACCAATTCCAAGAAACATTTACTCAATACGCTCAACAAACAAACAACGTATTTGAGTTAGCATATATGTTTGGGTACAAACCTAAAACTACAGGTGTAGCAAATACTACCATAACTTTATATCAACAAGTACCATCTAAACTTGTTAGTGGTGAATATGTTCCTGATTATGATTATGCATTAACAGTAGGAGAAAATAGTCTAGTAACAACTCCAAATGGTCAATCTTTTTTAATCCAAGACAAAGCAGATTTTTCAGTTTCTAGTTCCCAAGACCCAACTTCAGTTACAGTATATCAAATTGCGGGAAATATTCCTCAATATTATTTATTGGAAAAAACTAGAAAAGCTATTTCAGCTGAAATTAAAACCCTAAACCTAACTTTTGGATCCCCAGAACAATTTACTACTATAAATGTTAATGATACTAATATTATTAAAGTACTAGATGTAATAGATTCTGATGGAAATAAATGGTATGAAGTAAACCATTTAGGTCAAGAAATGGTATTAGATACTATTAAAAATACTAATGTAAATAATCCAAACACAAATGGTGATACACCTTATTTACTTCGCTTAAAAAAAGTAGCTCGACGTTTTGCAACTCGATTCACTTCTCTTTCTAATCTCCAAATGCAATTTGGTGCTGGTGCTCCAAATGATGTTACTGAAGAAATTACTCCAAATGCTGACAATGTAGGTATTGGATTACCATTTGAACAAGATAAATTAACAGCTGCATATTCACCAACAAACTTTTTATACACAGGTACTTATGGTATTGCTCCTTCAAATACAACTTTAACAGTAAGATATTTAACTGGGGGTGGAGTTAGTTCTAATGTTAATTCTGGAACATTAACGGCTTTAAATAAAAGCAATACTAGTTTTAATAACATAAATCTAAACTCAACAACAGCAAATTATATCTTTGGATCTTTAACTTCTACTAACCTAACAGCAGCCTCAGGAGGTAAGGGAGGAGATACATTAGAAGAAATTCGCCAAAATACATTAGCACTTGTTGCATCTCAACAACGATCAGTTACAGCAGATGATTATTTAATTCGTGCTTTAAGTATGCCTTCTGACTATGGTGCTATTTCTAAAGCTTTAATTGAACAACCTAAGTTAACCGATAATCAAGTTTCAACTATTGAAACTCTTAATTTATATGTTTTATCTTTAAATTCTCAAGGTCAATTAGATTATGCTAGCTCTACTTTAAAAAGTAATTTACGAACTTATTTATCCCAATATAGAATGATTGGTGATAATATTGAAA